ATGTCTGTCTTTGATGCGTTAATCGTTGAACGTGCTGAACCACTTGCGTCTGGGTAAACTAATATTCTGTTTGAAGGATAACGTCTTTTTATCTCTTGTGCCAAAGCATCGGTATCTTTTTGTTTGCTAATTTCATCTATAATTACTAGCTTTTCACCATCCCTGACACCTACCACACAGTTGCAATTCATAACATTAAAATCAACTCCGCACAAAAGAGTTTCCATCTTTGTATCAAATGGGATTTTATCTATGACGTGATCTTCTCTAGAGAACCTATTATAGACCATACCGCTGGTCAAATTTACCCATTGACCTAAAAGGTAAGCTTTTATTAACTGCGGTGGATAATTCTCATATAAAGAAGGAATAAACGTATCTGGGAGGAATGGATTATCAGCCGTTTTTGCTTGTATCAAAGCAGTATCAGATTTTTTATTTTTTTCAAATGTTTCAAATGCCCAACCATGACCTTCTGGAGTTGTTGTTGCATAGAACTGCTGAACATTCCCAGACCTTAATCTTGCAAGTGCCATATTCATAGCTGATTCTGCATCACGTTTTGGAATAGTGTCTGCTTCATCAAATCCAACAGCACAGAGGTTTTGCCCTCTTAATCTTTGATATGTGAGCATTGTTCTAAGCAGAATTGTGTGTGTTCCCTCCTCCCAAGAAAGTTGGTACTCAGGAAGCGGTGATGCTCTGAATGTGTAAGGTATTTGCCATTGATCTAATAGTTCGTTAAATGTGCGAATTAAAATATCCCTGAGCATGGGGGCGGTTGGCTGAAAAACAGCAGATACATGACCGATATTCATACAGGCAAGCATTACAGCTTTTGAACAAAGAGCGTAAGTTTTACCAGCACCAAAACCACAAACTAATGCAAGTTTTCTATGGTCAATATCTCTACAAAACTTTTCTTGATGAGGTAATAAATCTTGATAAATCCTTTCTATTGTTTGATGTGTAGTTGGAAGATTATATGCACCGACTTCATATAAAACATTTCCAGATTTTGCTGTATCTAAAATACTCACGACACAATCTGTGCAAGTTTAGCAGCAGTATTGATTGCACCAAGAGCTATGTGATAATGACCAGCCCTCCTAGCTTCCATCTGTAAGGTGCTACATTGAGCCAAAAGATCTGCCACCATCTGAGGTCGTTCCATATCCCAATCTCTCTTCAACTCTGCTCTGGCTATGTTTAAATACTTATCTACAGTTCTTTCTCCAACCCCCCAGTTTTCGGAGGCATAACGAACACAGTCAGATCTACGACCACCATTTGCAATAATTCGTGCAAATTTCTGTGACCTGATAACAGTTTCAGCTTTAGTTCCTTTCTTACCCATTAATTAGATGATACACGTTCTGCAGTCTTGCCTGTAAAATCTTCCCATCTTTTTACTATCACATCACAGTATTTAGGATCTAATTCCATCAATCTTGCTTTTCTTTTGATGCGTTCAGCCGCAATTAAAGTTGTTCCAGATCCACCAAAAGAATCAAGAACTATTGAATTTGGTTTCACTGAATTTGCCATTTGATATTGAAATAATTTTATTGGTTTCATAGTGGGATGTTCTTTACTCCTTGTGGGTCTGTCAAATTCTAATACTGTCGTTTGTTTTCTATCAGTATTCCAGGTATGAGCAGCTCCTTCTTTCCATCCATATAAACAAGGTTCATGTTGCCAATGATAATCTTGGCGGCCCATGACCATTGATGATTTTACCCAAATGAGACATTGACGAATTTTCCAGCCAGTATCTTTTGCCGCCCCTCTAAAGTTATATCCTTCTGAATCTGAGTGCCAAATATAAAAAGTTGCTCCAGGTTTTAAGAAAGAATCTGCTGTTGCATAAACTTCTGCCAAAAACTGTCGAAAACTATCATCAGACATTGAATCATTGTTAATTTTCAATTTATCTTGAGTTTTACCCTCATAATTTACGTTATAGGGAGGATCGGTTAACCAAAGATCAGCAAGCTGATTATCCATAAGTTTTTCTAAATGCTGAACATTTGTTGAATCACCACATAAAAGTTTATGATCACCGAGAAGATAGAGATCCCCTGGTTTTGTGACTGCAATTTCTGGAACATCTGGAACAGAATCAGGATCAGTTAAACCATCAATTAAATCTGGTTCTCCTAATATTTCTGATAAATCATCAGAATTAAACCAAGGTTCAAGATCATGATCTTCTGAAAGTTGTTGGAGCATTTCTGTATCCCACTCAGAGAGGTCGGAGGTTCTATTATCTGCAAGAGCGAGACCAATTTTTTCATCTTCTGAGAGCCCAGTTCTTTTTACGGCAATAATTTCTTTGCCATCTGTTTCTATAACTTTTAAATTTTTAATACCAGCAGCTTTTGCTCCTGCAATTGTTCCATTGCCTGCAAGTATTCTATTGTTTTCGTCAATTACTATTGATCTTGCAGCACCAAATTTTTCTAAAGATTCTGCAATAAGTTTTGAGGAACGATCAGTTCTCTTGCGAGCATTTTTAGGATCGTTTTGTAAATCGTTAATTGAAGTCATAAGACCATGTTAGTTGAGTAATAAAAAATAACAAATGAGACTCATTTGAGACTAAAGGAGGTGTTCCTACGTTCCCGAAGTTCCCACGTCTGCATGAAACTTACCCAATGTGTATATTCCCCCTATATGCCCTATATATATCTAATACTATATATATATAAATAACATAAGGAACATAAGGAACATATATATATATAGTAGTCATAGAGCAGGTTTTGAGCGTTCCCGAAGGTAGGAACATTAAGGGAACAGGAGAGAACATCAGTTGGATTTCAGAAACCACACCCACTTGGGTGTTCCCATTACTCTTTTCTTTTTTCGGTCATATTTGAGACTCCTTAAGATTTGACTTACAGTCATCATGTCACTTTTAGTTTGTCGTTCGACAGGTTTTTCAACGGCATCTGTTAATAAAAGTTCTATGGTTATATCTTTAACAGAATTAGATGGATCGTTGAGCCATTGACTGATAACAGTGGACCAGGGAGAATCCACCATATAACCTAAATTTTCATTTTCAATTTGATGTTCCTGTTCGTATGAAAGAAAATGAGGTTCATTGTTTTTATAGGCATGAACTGCTGCGGACCATAAGGAATCACGCTCCAGCTGAAGAGAATCAAGGTCTATTGATTTGGCAGTGCATGGTATGACATGAAATCGCCTGTTGCCTGTATCATCTATTAGTAGCCCTGATTCCTTGTTACTGCTTCCGACTATGATGCCTCTTCTTGGCCATTCCTCCACACATTTACCGTAGGGAACACGCAACAGATCAGTGGAGCGAGATAAAAAAGCCTTTACGACTCCTGCATGTTTACGACTTGTAATTCCGTCAATTTCTGACCATTCCATGCCCCATGAGCGGTGTAAGACTAAAAGATCATCTTTGGAGGAAATATCACCGAGGGCATCTGAAAAGAAAGGGCCGAATAAAGTCTGCCAAAAGGAGGATTTTTTTATTCCCTGTGATCCCTGCAACACTGTTGCTGTGTCATGTTTACAGCCTGGATTAAAAACTCTTCTCACTGCGTTGATAAGAGTAAGTTTAAGCATGGTGTCATAAATAGTTGAATCTGATAGATTTTTATCCTCTGGTCTTAAATATGTTGATGCAAGGGATTCAATATAAGCTGGCTCGATTTCGTTATAGCAATGATCAAGATAAAGTTTTACAGGGTCATATTCATTCTCATGGGCAACTTTAAGAAGGCAGTCAACAGCCATTTCTTTTGAGACTTTGTAACCAAGTTCTGCGAGTGTAAGATAAAAAAGCTCAATATTTTTTATAACTTTGTTGTCCATTTCTATGGAATGAGAGAAGGTGTTAAATCTTATCTCCTGTTTAAGATTGCGTAAAAAATTTATCAATTCCTGTGATGTAAGCTGCTCTAGTTTTCTTGGAACTGGAGTTGCCTCATTTTCAGTCTCGATAGAAGTTGGGAAATTGCGTGGTGGTGGAGTCCAACCATCTTCGGTGGCAAATTTCTGCAGAGTACCAAGTGAGACCCCTGTTGATTTAAAGGAGTTCCATTTTTTTAGACAGTCACCAAATTTATGTTTTCCGTTTTTTTGTGATAAGGCTTCCCATTCCTGTAATAGTGAATCATCCCCGACAGAATGTGCGGCCATACCTATTTTTAACCATGAATCATAATCATCAAGTCGGTTTGGATTAATTGATTGAAGAAGCGATCTTGCTTTGTCAGAATCAGAATCGTAAGCTTTTATTTGAGTAATTTTCTTTTTTTTCTGTTCCATCATTTTTTTTATTATGGCAAGAGGAGCCTGTGCTATTGAGAGATCTCTTGGTGATCTACCATCCATCCACCTATAGCCGTCTGTTATTGGATGTTTTCCAGAAACTATTGATTGTGTGCCATCCCATCTGAGTTCTATCTGTTCTACAGCCCCATCTTCATCTTTTACTCCTGTCTGGAATTTTCGAGTTTTAATTTTTGACCAATATTTTTCTGGCACTTGGTAAATTATTTGAAATCTACCGACCCGACCTGATGTAACCATCCATGAAGGTGGTAAAGATGAAAGAGAAAAACCCCATTCACCTAATATCTTTGCTGCTGATGGGCCGTCATGGTCCAAGAAGAGAAGGCCACCAGAGGTAGTGCCGCAGCAGACACCGATACCTGTAGATCTTTTGGTTGATATTTCTTTAAATAGCTGAGAGCGTGTAAGTGGATTATTTTGCCAATCGTTCTGATATGGTCTTTTATTTTTAACGGCAACAAAACCCCAGTGCTTTGGTAAGCCAAGCAATTCTTCTTTTATATCCATCGCTATGCAGCCTGCTCCATTTTTTCTCGAATAAGGTTTCTTATGACCCCACCACGTTTTAATTCTGGACCTTTATTATCATCAAGCCATTGTATTTGTTCTTCTTCCAGGTAAACCTGTATTGGCTTCTTTGGTTTCTGTTTCAATTGCATTAGGGTTGCACATATAGCGTTCCTATGTAGAATAGCAGTAGTTACAACGCTGTCAATGGTAGATGAAAAATGGGAACAGATTTTAGATAAATGTGAACTTCCGTCAACAAAGATGTTACTTTCTCAGCAGGCAAAACTTTCTTGTATCACTCCCGAAGAGGTGGTGATCACTTTATCACCAAATTGGCAGAATATGATAAAAAGCAGAGCCGAAGTGATTGAAAAAGCTGTAGAGAAAGTATTTGGTGAGAAGATGAACACCACTTTTGTAGTAAGGGGAGAGTGATGCAGTTAAGAGAATATCAGAAACAGGCATGCGAAAAGCTTACAAGGCTTTGTAATAATTATGGGCATGGATATTTAAGTGGTGAATGTAGGACAGGAAAAACACTTGTGGCATTATCAGTTGTTAAAAATATTAAGGCAGATAAGGTTTTAATAATTACAAAAAAGAAAGCGATTAATAGTATAAGAAAAGACATAGATTTGATGGATTTAACAGATAAAGTTGTTGTCACAAATTTTGAGCAATTAAAGAATTTTGAAGGTACTTCATGGAATATTGTCATCGTTGATGAGGCTCATAGTGTTGGTGCTTTTCCAAAGCCATCACAAAGGCAACAGAATATTTTGAAGTTAAGGTATGGAATAATTATTTTAATGAGTGGAACACCAAGCCCAGAAAGTTGGTCACAGTTATATCATCAATTTGCTTTAACTAATGTCTGGAATCAATATTCAAGGTATGGCCGTAATGGTTTTTATAAGTGGGCTGGTGATTATGTTGAAATTAAGGATAAAAGAGTGGGAACTGGCATTGTTGTAAAAGATTATTCAGATGCTTATATAAATGTAATTAAGAGAGATATTGAGCCATTTATGGTCTATATGACGCAAAAAGAGGCTGGTTTTAGTCAGGAAATAGAAGAAAATGTACATTTAGTTAAAATGTCCAAGCGAACTTATAGGCTTGCTTTGAGGATTATTAAAACAGGAGTTATTGGAAAATCAAAAGGAAGAAGTGTCTTAGCTGATACTGGAGTGAAGGTGATGAGCAAATTAAAGCAACTGTTTAATGGTCATGTGATAACAGAAAAACATGGCACAGTAATCTTTGATAAGAGCAAAGTTGAATATATAAAAGATACCTTTAAGGGTAAAACTGCGATCATGTACTGTTACAAGGCAGAGGAAAAAATGCTTAAGAAAGTTTTTGGTGATCGTGTTACTGAAGATCCAGTTGAGTTTAATTCTACTGATGACAAAGTTTTTATCGGTCAGGTAAGGAGCAGCAGGGAAGGAGTTAATTTAAGCAGTGCAGATGATGTTGTTTTCCTGGGAATAGATTATTCTGCGTTGAGTTATTTACAGGGTAGGGAAAGAGCAAGTTATTTGGGCAGGGATCGAAGTAATAAGGTGCATTATATTTTTGCAGAAAAAAGTATAGAGCCAAAAGTTTTCGAGGTAGTACAATTAAAAAAGAATTATACGATCAACCATTATCGTGATCACAGAGCAGCAATATCAGAAGAAGCTAATCGACAGATACGAAAAAGAAGGGTGGACAGTGATCAAGTTAATTATGTGCAACAAAGCTGGATTACCTGACTTGGTATGTATGAAACCAGATGAGGTTAAGTTCATTGAGGTCAAAGGGCCAAAGGGCAGATTGAGTGAAGTGCAGAAATATAGAATTGATGAATTGAAAGAAGCTGGGTTTGATGTACAAGTGATGAAACCTTGTTGACAGTTGTTGAAGGCAGATGTAATATGAAGTTAAATCAACCCTATTAAAATGATTAAAACAAAAGAAAAGACAATCACCGTCTCGAAGCTTTCTCATAGGTTGGGAAGGCAGGGTATTTCTTACTGCTGTGAACTTAGAGTTGGCAGGACTTGTTATGCCTCAATTGACCAAGAGGCCAACGGTGGGTGCGAAAGGGTTAACTGGAATAACACCGATCATTATTTATTTATTCACCATTGGATATTAGATACTCAAAAAGATTTCTATAGACAATATAAAATTGCCTGTATTGAATATATGGTTGAATTAGGCCATACAAAGCTTCAAGATTCCTATAAGGAAAAACAAGAACTTATTAAAAAATTTAATCTTTGGGAGAAACTTGCGAAAGAAAGGCCACAAACTTTTAAAGAAGCTAGACAAATACAAGAAAAACTAGGTTTCTTTGATGACATGGTAGGAACATGGACAACTATTTATGTAGAAAATAAATTAGGTGATAAATATCTTTAATGAAAATATTGGTTGGATGTGAATATTCGGGAATTGTGAGAGATGCCTTCGCTATGCGAGGGCATGATGCTTGGTCTTGCGATATTTTAGACACTGAAAGTGAAGGTAATCATATCAAGGGAAATGTCCTCGAATATTTAGACCACAACTGGGACTTGGCAATTTTTCACCCACCCTGCACACATCTCTCCGTATCGGGTGCAAGGTGGTTTACTGAAGGTAAAAAGCCGATGAAATTGCGTGAAGATGCACTTTATTTTGTAAAAAAACTCATGGAAGCACCGATAGACAGAATCTGTATAGAAAACCCTGTATCTGTGATTTCTTCCCATATCAGAGAGGCGGATCAGACCATAAATCCATACCAGTTCGGGCATACGGAATATAAAAAGACCTGTTTATGGCTTAAAAATCTTCCATTATTGAAAGAGACTGATAATGTACTTGAGGAGACTAAAAAGTTACCCGATAATATATCAAAAAGAATATGGTATTTAGGAAGTGGAAAGGGTAAGGAGAGAAGTAAATTTTATACTGGAATTGCCTCTGCAATGGCAGACCAATGGGGCGATAAGGATAAATTACCGCATATATTGGAACAATTGGATTTATTTACTAAGGTTGACACCTGTTGACCATTAGTTATTATTAGAAAGCCCCTTAAACCAACCCCATGAAACACGCATTCCTTTACCTTTGCATCTTTGGCATTAGCTATTTTGCATTTTCAGATTCACTCAAAACCTCTACTTCTATAGATTGCTATACATTTAACATCGAATCTGCATGTGAGGAGCTTGCCAGAAAATGATAAGTGAATATGAACTTGGGCTACGCTTTGATAAAAAACCGAGGAAGAAGCGTCCAACCCCTGATCGCTCCGACCTCGGCAACCTAATCTTAACTATGACCGATAAAGAAATCTTTAATACATTTGCCTCTGTTATTGATTCACCAACTGCAAGTCCTTTTTTAAAGCGTTTGGCACAGGCAGGACTTGTGGCAATGCCTGATGATAAGACTTTAATTTTAAGAACATGGCCTCGCATTTATATGCAATATGGCCCACATTCTAGTGAGTACAGACCATGACAACAGGATCAACCCAAATATCAAACGAAAACTACCATGCTGATTCTGCTATCTCAGCATCAATGCAAAAAGTAATGGTTGCTCATGGCCCTAAAGCTTATTGGAACTCTTTTCTAAATCCTGACAGGCCAAAACATAAGCCAACAAGTGCAATGATTTTAGGAACTCTTACCCATTGTGCAGTATTAGAACCTGAAGAACTGGAAAAGCGTTTTATTGCTGTCAGTTCCAGGACTACAAAAAAAGGCAAGGAAGAGGCAAAAGAAGCTGAAGAGAAAGGAATGACGGCTGTTACAGAATCAGATTGGTCTAATGCCATCAAAATGCGTGATGCCGTTTTTGCTGAACCTTATGCCAAGAAGTTGTTGAGCTTCGGTGTGGCTGAAAAATCATATTGGTGGGATGATGACATTTCTGGTGTTACTTGTAAGTGCAGACCTGATTGGTTGAATAAAGATACTATCGTTGACTTGAAAACCAGTAGATCAGGAGCAAACCCAAGAGATTTTGCAAAGGCAGTGGCAAACTTTCGCTATCATTTGCAAGCGAAACATTATCTCAATGGTATTCCACAGGCAAAAAGATTTATCTTCTTAGTAGTGCAATCTGAATATCCATTTGATGTCGGTTTATGGGAACTTGACCAAGATGCGTTGCAAGAAGGTCAGACCCTTAGTAGAAGTGCATTAGATAAAATTGCCGAATGTCGCCTGCTTGATGATTGGCCTAGCTGGTGTCAAACAGGTGTTCAATCTTTATCCCTGCCCCGATGGGCATTTACAACCCCCTTAGAAAAATGAGTTTTAATGAGGAGCAGAAAAAACTGCTCAGTAAAAAAATTAATCCCAAAAATGTCACCTTCAGACCTGGAGGAGGAAAAGAACAATTAGCTTATGTCGAAAGCTGGCACGTCATACAGGAGGCAAACCGCATCTTTGGTTTTGATGGTTGGAGTTCTGAAACTATAGAAACATCTTTAGTTTTTGAAGATCCTAAATGTGTTTCTTATATTGCAAAGGTAAGAATTACAGTCGGTAATGTTATCCGAGAGGGAACTGGTGCTGGGCATGGTCGCATGGGTGGTGTTGGAGATAAGCATGAATCAGCAATCAAAGAGGCTGAAAGTGATGCAAGAAAACGTGCCTTGATGCAATTTGGAGATCAGTTTGGCCTTTCTTTATACGATAAAGATAAGGCATGGTTAAAAACTGAGGACAGCAAACCAGCCGTCACCTCAAGGAATAAACCATTCGAAAGATCTGAGAGTGAGCAGTTCATCAAACAATGTGAAGCCTTTATCAATAATCCAGGTAATAAAAACAAGCTTGGCATTTTAAAAACAAACATCTCAAAACGATATGAAACTAAAGCTATTAATGAAGATCAAAGAGATGGACTATTAACACTTATTTTAGAAAAGGAGGATGCATGAGCAATGAACTTATAACCTCAGATCAATTAGCTAAAGAGCTTGGTGTAAAACCTCAGACTGTGCGTCTTTGGAGAACCAAAACACGCAAAGGCCACCCCAGTGGCCCTAAATGGACTGTCATCCTCAATAACACTATTCGATACAACCGAGAAGATATTGAGGATTGGCAGAACAAACCTAACAACCCTATGTAATTAACAAAATGGAATCAGCATTTACAGCACGTTTTAAATTCATCACAAACAGAAAAAAGAAAAGTGGTAACGACTGTGATCGTTATCTATTAATTGACTTCACACCTGAAGAGGCAAGAAAGGCGGCCAAGTGGTTCACAGATCAGGCAGCGGCAGCCGAGACTCCTGGAGGTTCTTCTATTAGAAAATATAGTTCAAGAACTGATTATGAGGAGATCCCTGGGTTTACTATTTTTGGCAGCCAATGGTCTATTGACCCACATTCTGAGGAAGAATGGGTGGATGGTCGAGGTACTATAGCACCGAGGGCTTAATTTTTAGGGGCATTTTGCCCCTTTTTTTATGACAACAACAGCCAAAAAAATTGCCGCAGCAAAGAAAAGAATTGCTGAATTAAAACGACTTATTAAATTATGGACACAGCAAAACTGATCGAAAACTACCAGCACCAACTTGCAGAACTGCAAAATCAATTCTGGTTTAATAATTTAGATATGA